CTCTAGACTGATTAGACATTGCTTGAGCTTTAGCCTGCTGCTCTCGCTTAAGTCTAATTTCTTCAGCTTTCTTAAAATCACGCTCAATCATTGCGGTGTCATAGAATATATCAGAGAAAGCTGTATCATCTCTAGGCTCATACTTAAACACAGTCTTTAGGTTATAAAGCCGATCTTGAAGGTTTTTCAGACTATAAAACGGGAAAGATATCAAGTGCGTCGAAGCGGACGGGATGCGTCTCAACCTCCGCACGCACTTGCTCCCCATTTGCCAGCTTGGTCTCTAAATCTTCAACTTCAACCGCAATTTCATTAATCTCTGCTAAATAAACAGAATGAAGCGGAGCATTGTCTTTATATTGTTCAGCTTCAATCTTTAAAGACTCTAAATATTCACGACGTTGAGAGGTGTAAACCTTTTGATCGTAATGCGCGTCAATTACGTTTACAGTGTTACGAACACCGTGAATAGACCTAGCCTTTAACTCATCAACTAAATAAGTATAATCCAATGTTTCTCCGCACTCAAAATACTTGTCTACCTTTTCTTCAATACTATCGCCAACATACCATTGAGCCCTAAAGAAAATATCTTTATCCTCAGCACTTAAATGACTATCTGTGTTTAACAGCTCCCAATCTCTCAAAGTCGGTACGCAAATACCTTTACTTAAAAACTTTTCTGTATACTCTTGCTTAGAAATACCTGGATTAACATAAGTAATATCAGACTCAGTAATCTTATAGGCATTCCTATTACCGTACTTTGAGTCCCAATTAAGAGTAAAGCTAGACTTTGGATAGCTAGCAAACAAGTGGTAGTATAGCGTGTAAAACCAATCTTCATGAGTTAAATCACGAATATCCAAGGGAGACTCTAAAGTTGCACCTACAGCATCAATAAGTAAAGATATGTCTCTAGAAGTTTTTGCCATGGTAATAGAACGCTGAATATCTACATCAATCCTTTTAACCCGCAACTGATCTATAGGAAAAGTATAAAAGTTTCCTTGAGACGGTGGAATAACAGCAGCATATTTAGAGTTGTAAGCCTTACGGCGAGAAGCCAAGTTTAATACAGGCTTAGGTTCTTTAGTCTCAACAGGTTTTCCAGTACCCCGCTCTAATTGCTCTAACCTAGCCTGGGTATCTGATAGCTGTTTCTTTAAAAGATCAACTTCAGGAATAGTCGGAGGCGCTATAGGCCCAGAGTTATCTACACGGCTATTTCTGTTAGTAATAGGCCCTAAATCTTCAGGCTCTTCTCTTTCAGTTTCTGGATCTAAATCAGGATTAAACGCTTGACGCTGCATTCTAGGCGGAGGAGGAACGCGGGCCTCTCTAGTACGTCTATCCTGGTCTCTACTGCTTAAAGGTCCATTTCTTTTAGGCTCACGACCCGGCGGTAGAAAGTTTTCTTCTGGTTCGACACTTTCTTCCATTTCTTCATCAAAACCGCGAGCTAATTCTGATAGTTCACGGCGTCTCTTTTCTGATTCAGGGCTGCTTAGTTCCCTGTTTATTCTATCTGTGCTAATAGGTGTCTGTGTGCGGGGACGCATCATTTTTGTTGTTTCCTTTTAGGCGTATTCGCCTTTGTGGTAGCCTTTTTTACCGGTCATACGAGGTAATCCATTTAAGCAATAACCGTTGTCTAGTCTGCGTTTAACTGTGCAAGGACTTATATTTAAGTGTTTTGCTAAACTGTCTAATGTTTTATAAGTAATACCCAAATACTTAACTTTTACTGCGTTTACTCCACCTTTGTTTGGGATAGCGTCCAAGGGAAGATTTCTTTTCATTCTATAATGTATAACACTGCGCGCTATACCTAAGTGCTCGGACAGTTTAGTTATACTTTTAAATAAAGTGCCCTTAAACAGAACAGGTTTACCAAAAAATTCATTTAAACTTTTTCCTCCCGGATCCGTATTATAACCTTTTTCTATAGAGTTGAATTTATTTATATACTTAACTTCCAGACGGACTAGTTTAGATTTACTGCTACTTCTAGCTATTTTACGTATTTTAAACTTGTCTGCTCCAATTCTTCTTAAAGCTTTATGAAATTTATTATTACTACCTCTTCTAGCATCTATTATATGTCTAGCAAATCTGACACTTATACTTTGAGTTGTTAGGCCTACATATAGTTTGTTGTTTACGCAGTTATCTATTATGTAAATAGTTCCCTTGCAATTGTCATCTATAATAGTGGGTTTCAAAGCTTCTTCTAAAGTAAGCCCTAATTTCATTCTTCTACATACAGTACTTTGATCTATACTATAATATTTTGCTACCTGCCTGATAGAAGGAAATCCTTTTCCTTCTAGAATATATTTATGTCTACGAAATTTTCTTATAGGCATTAGCGCGCATCATGGTCTTTTTAACCTTTGTTTGTGTTGTTTAAGCGGTCCAGGCAAATTCTTGGTCATCGACTACAAAGTCAGAGCTAACTGTTAGAAAACCGTTGTTTTGACCGTAACTCAACCCACCAATAAAGGTAGTAGGGGCACATTCAATTAAGTTTACCTGCATTACAGGGTTATAGTTGTTTAAAGAGTCAAAAGCAGAAATAACTAGATCCTTTTTCCAGGCAGTAGGTAGGTTGTACAGCTGATCCCCGTCAGCAATTAGAAGTTTCCAAGCCCACAGATATTTACTAACGTTATATTTAGAATCTTCGTAAAAGTTTATAGTTACATTAGGGTAAGACCATTTACGCGGTACTGATATAGAAGTACCTTGACCGTATCTATCATCCATATCTACTTGAATAGCAGGGATATCGACAGACTCTGCTACAGCATGAGGAACTTGAATGTTAGAAGTTGTAGCAGAGCTATTAAAAGCAGCACCACTAGTAAAATCAAAACTTTGCGACACCGAAGCGGAATTGCCTAAATCAGGTAGCGATACAACAAACCGCCACTGTTCAGCCATACCATTGGCTAGAATACTTTGTAAAGCAGTTTGATCAGGTATTTGTGATCTATACCGACTATTATCAACCATTCAATCACCCCTATTCCAAATAAACGTCTTTCTTCATATTATAAATTAAAAAGGGCGGACAGGATTATCCTGTCCGCCCTTTTGTATGGATAGACTACTATTAAACTTATAAAACCAATTCCTGTAATTAAGCGAAACCTTCCTGAACTTCACGGGGTACGTAGTAATCGTACCTAAATGATACGCTAACAGTCCAAAGGTTAGTAGAGGAGCCATCCAACTGAACGTCGGGCAGGTCTTCTGGCATTAGACCATAGAACACACAAGTATCGACAACCTTACCCGTAGTATCGTATTTATAAACAACAGCACCATCTACAGCGTAGTTCTTTTTATAACCACGAGAGACACCAGAAATCATACCACGCTGATAACCCATCCAACGACGGATAGTATTAGTAACCAAAAGATCAGATCTTTCAGCGTAAGTAACACTCATGGTTCGTGGCATTGTCACGCGACCAGCAAAGTTTAGCTGGGCACCGTGCAAAGGCACTTCCATAATTTCGTTACCGCGACCGGGCCAGACTGCCTGCTGGCAAACAACGGCTAAATCTCTACCGTTACCGCCTTGCGAAGAAATACCCGGAACAGAAGGAATAATAAAATCAAACAATTCAGTGTCTGCCGCGTCGGGGAGCCCCCCGCGAATATCCGTCAGTGTGGAATGTGCAATAACAGCCTCCTATTTGGCTTAGACTGCTTAGTTTAGGCAGTCTGTGTTAGCGAACTCTTTATGATACATCTTAGCAGCTATGCAGTATGCATCATGTGCTTCTTGTGCTGTCTTATAACAACCTAAATTAATAGTTACATAATTCACTGTAATTCTAGAAGCAAATTTACTGCTTTTACTAACTTTTATAACCCCTTTAAAACCTAGAGGATTATACATTACTTTATTTTTGTTGTTTTCTGCATAAGTAGCCGGGCGAAGATTATTCAACTTATTATTTAAAGTGTTACCGTCTCTATGGTCTAACTTACGCCATATCCCTTTATTATAATAGTACACTAGAGTATGAGCTTTATACTTTTTATTTAAAACTCTAACTTCCAAGTATTTATGAGACTTTTTGTCACCCCCGACTATTATACTTCCAGCAACTACTCCATTATACTTTTTAATTTTATGATTTCTATAAAGTAAATCACCTGTTTCTTTGTTATACACAAATAAAGTCTTTAGTTTCTCTTGAGAGCAAGGAGGATCTTTCATAAACATAGTTCTATCGTTGTCATTTTCATCAACTAGTACTTCTTTATATAATTTTTCTCTACATAGACGTAGTATTCTACGATTTCTAAATTTATCAACCCACGTACTTTTATTCGATTTAAGGATGTTTATTGCTTTTTCTGCTTTTTCTAAGGTATCCTGTACAGGATTTATATAACTGTCTTTATACTTTACATACCTACCGTCTTTTAAATAATGAGAGGGACGCAGATTATCAAACTTGTTATTGAGTTTATCATCGTCTTTATGGTTTATACTATTCCAAACACCTGTCATATAGTAATAAGCTAACACGTGAGCGTAATAGACTTTTTGATTTATTTTTATTCTAAAGCTTTTATCAACGTATCCTGCTTTATTGCCATTGAACTTTTTATACTTATGATTTTTCCATTTAAACAAACCTGTATTTGGATCATAGTGCAACAGGTCTTTGAGAAACTCTTGAGTAAAGGGTGGAGCATTTATATTACTAAAACTAGGAGGTGTAGAGGTTTTATTTGATTTAACACCCACCGCAGTTTCCTTATTAGTAAGTTGGCACCTACTAAATTAGGAAACTGAGGCGAGTTTTATTTTACGCACCTAATGCAGTTGAACCGCCATTAATGAGGGCTTCTGTTTCCGAGAAACTCGCTCCCTTTTTCACTACGACAGCAGAAAGACGAATTGTACGGATAGGCAAGATCGGATCAAGAATAACGTCAACGTTACGCTGCTGGTTGTTATAATCATAATCTTTGTTGTTACGATCATCAGAGATGGCAGCGTAATCGTAAAGACCACGGCCTTCCTTAATTGGCTGAAGGATAGACACACAAATCTGAATGATTAGAACAGCGGTATAATCATCGTTAGGCTCGTGAATGGTATAATCGAGACCATCAACGATCGAGATTTCGATAGTAATAAGCATACGACGCAGAGAAACGTTTCTAAAAGCAGAAGGCTTACGCTGCGTAGTAACCTGATCCCAAATAACAATCACGCCATTACGGTTAATAATGGGATTGATCTGAGCATCAATAAGCATCTGCATTTCATCTTCGTCGTAATCTTCACGAAGACCTAAAGCAGTATCAAGAATAGCTCTATTTAGACCGGCAGGAGCAAACCATTCAGCCGCTACTTCATCAGTTTCAGCGTACTGCGCTGCAACGTGACCGGAAGGCGGAACAAACAGTTCAAGGTTACGGAAAGGATCAAGTTCTTTAACGTCAGGAGTATAGAAAGCGGAATAAGAAGAATCGACGTTTTCATAAGCATTACGGTATTCAAAAGCCGCCTGTGACTTTTGCTTATCGGAAGCCCAATCGAGAATAGCAATACAATCATAACGAGACTTAGCAAGATTAGTCATAGTCTGGTGAACAGCAACGGCGGTGTGACCGTTGTTAATAAGAATACGCATTGGGAACTTTTGGCGAGACTTAAAATAATTCCAGGCTAAAACAATATCGCCGGTAGTAGGCAGAACGCCGTCATCACCACCGTTTAACCACTGAATATCCGTACCGGTAGGAGGGATAAATAGTACGCCTGCAGCGTTATTATCATTGTACTTAACACGGACGTATGCAGATTTTGTAGAAGAATCGGTGTTTATAACGTCTTCAATAAAGACCTGCTGACCAGAGCCATTAACCTGCTTAACAAACGATACAGTCTTTACTTCCTTAGGCGTATTAATGTTGTCCCGAGTATATACTTCAAAATCAAACGTTTGATCATTATCAACACCCTGCATCTGAATTAATGTGTTCAGATTTGGTAGAGCAGCGTTTCCAGTCTTATTAGTAATAGAAATAGCAGGGAAGCTAATAGTATCAGGACCATCCGACGGAGAAACAACAATGATCTGAAGACCGTTCATTCCATCAGTTAAATAAACATCAGACGAGGGACCAAGTACAGCCTTAATCTTTGCAGCTAACGTGGTAGCAGTAGTAGTCTGATCTGTATCAAAGAGAGTAGGATCTAAGGTTACGTCGATTTCTTCATTAGTAACTGAGTCTTTGTAGTAAATACGTAAGTTAACCTGCTGATTAGCAACTAGCGGGGCTGAAAAGTTTAACTGCCAAATCTGGTTAATACCATTAGCCGCATTTACTAAACGATAGCCTACACCAGAATTTCCGTTACCGCCCCAGGCACCCGGATCCTTAGCATAAACTTCCATAAGCATAGAGTTTTCAAACATGGTAACGATAGGGATAGTTCCGCTACCAGTAACTGAAACGTCAGTAACATAAAGGGTCTGATCTTCAGGAGATACAATACTAAACAGTCTATCGTTGTTTACGTCAGCGCTAACCTTATTAACGAAAGCAAAACCATCAGACTTTGTTAAATCTGAACCGTAGTTTTGCTCAATAGAATTCTTGATCTTTGTTGCAAGTAAATTGAGAGTGTTATCGTTAGAAGTATCAAAAGCCTGGGTAACAGTAATCTCATCGGCAGGATCAGCATCAGGCTCGTTAGAATAGGTAAAAGAAATAGTCTGGCCGGTAGCCAAAGGACCACTAAGTTTAAAGTTTAAAAGCTGTTGGCTACCGTTAAGATAATTAGCAAAACGACCATCAGCAAAAGGCTTAAAATAAGTAGCTGTACCCTGAGAACCTGCACGGTCATTAAAGACAACAGATCCAGCGTGCTTAGCTAAACGCTGAATACGGCGGATCCAACAACCCTTACCTTTACTTAAAAACTTACGGATGCAGTAATGGTCAAATGACCAAGTAGGGTCGGGAAGACCGTACTCTAAATCGAAATCTTCAACACGGGTCTGGAAAAGGTTCTCTTCGCCGCCCTTTCGAGATACGAGAATTGCGCCGCCGATAGAAGTATCAAAGTATTTAGCGCCTAAAGTAAGATCTATTTCTCGGGGCGGTAGAACGCCAGGAACTCTAAAAGAGTTTATGTAGGCCATTATCGACTCCTCGATTTGTAGTTCATGTCAACCTTACCTCACAGTCTTTGTTAAAGAGACTTGTTCGGGTTGGACGGCGCCGGCTTATTATCACTGTCTAAAGTAGTACGATCCGCTTCAGCAGTTTCCAGATTTCCAGTCTTTTTAGTAACATTTACTTCTTTAGTCTTCTTACCAAACACCGTATAATTCTCTCTATACTCTTCTACACCCTTAGGCAAATTCCATAAAAACTTTGATTCCGTTAAAGTTTTGGATTCCGGCATTAGCTGAATGCTGTTGCCGTCTGACGAAAAGACCTCAGTTTTGATCTTATTCCAGTTCTTTAGCCAAATCCTGCTGTCCTTAGCCATTCTAATGTCCTCGCTAACTGTCAAAACCTATATTGTAAATTAAATCAATTCGGTTATAGTAAAGTTTTACGTTTTTCTTGGATTTACGAATATATGGCTTTTATAGTAGCGGAAGCGGTTGTATCAAGGTTCTTTAGGGTAACGCTGGTAAACGCTTCTCTCAATATAGTTAAATCTATTAGAGTTATAGTAAAACTAGTACCATCAAGCTTAGTAAAGGTACCTTCAATAGAATAAGGAGAATAAATGTATAAGAAGGATTCAATTTCTTCAATGGTCTTTTGAGACTTAGGGTTAATACCGCTAGGTACATTAGGGTGTAAAGTAAAAGCTTGATTGTTAAAATCTTCGTTTTCAGTAATATCTATAGCTAACTGCTTTTCGTCTTGATTACGAACATAGGATAGCGTTTCAACGTTTAGTATTACGCTTAAAAGAACCTGTTTTTTCTCGGCGTCCATATTACTCTCCGTCAGCTCTTTTAACAAAAACAGTTGTATCTTTTTTACGTATAATTTCAGATACAGGCTGTAATTTACCGTCTTGGGCTTTATCTACTACGCCTGTACGAACTGAATATGAGTTTATCGGCTTAATCTCGCTCATTACGCCGTGATATGTAGACATTACAATACTTGATACAAACTGGACGTACTGCTGCTCATCTAATTCGATACCGCTAAAAGATACGTCTTCGCTCAACTCACATTTTATGTTTATATACTGCTCTTCCCCTGCCTCTAATTGAAAGTTTAAATAGTGCTCTTGAGCAGCTTGTTGCCATAAAGGTCCAAAATCATACATTTCATCTGCAGAGCAGTAATAGGCTATATCAAATGTAACATCGGTAGGAGTTAAATGTAGAGTATGGTAAAACCTATTAGGATCTTCGGGCCTCTGTAGCTCTCCATCAACTGTTCTGATAGATAAAACTTTATCTAAAACTAGACCATTGCGTCGTAAGAAGCCTCTATTAAACCGCTCTCTATTAGGAGACATGCTATCTATTCTATAAGTCCATAAAGGTATGCCAAAATTGTCTAAAGATCGAAGTTTGGCTACATCGCTTAGATCGTCAGTAGCTTTTAAGAGGAAAGCGGGAACGTAGTCTCTATCAAAAAAGAAATTACTGAGTTCTTGACCTAATTGATCTATTGATCTTTTAAAAACAAATGACTGCGGTTTATCTCTCAATCCAGGTGTTTGCATTTTGTGGTCCTAATCAAACAAAAAGGCCGAAGCCATATTAATGACTACGGCCTTAAAGTTTAAAGATTTTGGTTCTTCCTTAAAAAATCCTTAGCCTTAGCTCTATTTAGCGCAGAGCCGTCTAAGCTAAGCTTATTAGCTAATACCTTTGAGGTGTGCGAAGCAGTCAATTCAGAAGAAGTTTTACCCATAGGAGTAGGCTTCTTCTCAACTTCGGGCTTCTTAGGCTCGTCTTCGTTATCAGTCTTATCTGTTACAGGCTTATCTGAATCTTCCTTTTGAACTTCGTCTTCATCCTCATCTTCGTCCGAAGCTGTAGTCTCATTATCTGAAACAGCGTCATCAATATCCGAATCTTCTAAATCTTCATCATCTGCGTCTTCATCTGTATCCGCATCGTCAGAATCCGCATCAGTATCGTCTGTATCATCGTCATCAGTTAAATCATCATCAGAATCTTCGGTTTCTTCGTTTTCACTGGATTCATCAGCCTGAATTGTTAAATCGCCTTTCTTATTCATCAGCAAAATACCATTAGCGATAGCCTCAAAATCTTCACTACCCATGGCAGCAAGGATATTCTTAGTAGCAAGCTTCTCTTCACCGTTCTTAAAATGCTCGTAAGCAATAACCATCATATCGCCAGCAATAGAATAAGGAACCTTATCAGAAGCAGATAGAACGCCACCATAACTGTCTGAATAGCCGTTAGACGTACCAACGTTCTGAACTAAATTCTGAAGCTGTAAAAACAAATTATCCTTTGAAACATCAACACCCTGCTTAGTTAAAGCATCTCCGAGCGTATCGGTTACATCAGAAATTACATCCTTTAGGTCAAAAAGCGAAAAACCCTGACCTACTTTTAAGCGTCTAGGAGCCATAGGCTTATCCTCTCTTGTTTCAAATCTTAAGGAATTGTCGATGTTGAACATTAGAGCCTCTTACAGTTAGCTCTTTTAAGGTCATATTAAATTAGATTATTGTTATTAATATACCCAAAAAATTGTAACTCTAGATAGTAGAAAAGCCCCTAGTTTAAACTAGGGGCTTTTCTTTTACTTAAACACTTAGACTTAGATACTAGCCCTTTGTGCCCTTAAGCACAGCAGACGGATTAAGAAGAGCAAACGAAAGAGTCTCGCTGATAAGCCATCCGCGAGCGCGCTCGCCCATGTTGTAATAATCAACCGGAGTAGCCTGAACCGGACCGCGATCCGAATAAGCACCCAGCATTGAAGGATCAGCAAACATATAAAAATCACCGGGCTTAAGAACACGGAGATTAGGACGCTTACGGTTAGCATCGGTAAACCAATTCAAGCCATAAAGACCTGAGAAGATTCGACCGGTCTGTAGGATTTCACGCTTGGTGAAATCATCGTAAACGCTCTGGAAATCATTATTATTAATAAAGTCAGACATATAGGTCGAGGACATAAGAACGTTGGTAGGAGTAATACCAGCGGTCTCCATCATCTGACGCATATAAGTAATATTAGCTGGGGTTAAAGAATTGCCAAAGCGAAGCAGCGGCAATTCAGTACCGGCGATCTCATCAACAGCCTGCAAGAACAGTCTATCTTCAGTGACCATAACAGCTTCAAGAGACTCATTATAACGACGGTCTAAAAGATCTACCGAAGAAGAACGCATGTCCTTCTCGAAAACCTTAACGTGAGCAACAATTTCAACTTCCGGAGGATTAAACGTTGCATCATCACTGATAACCTGCGGCTGCACCTGAGTAGGCGTGGTAGCAACCAAGGCAACCATATGGTTTTCAACGATAGTAAATTCAGGCTTAGCGCCATCAGCAACTTCAACGCGATCTAAAAAGTTACGGAAAAAGCCCTGGCGAACTGAAGTCTGATAAACGTCAGCCGCGAGCATAGTACCGGTCTTACGCCAGAAAGGACTGTGAACATCAGCCTTTTCATATTCATCACGTAAAATTTGATGACTCTCAGAAGCAGTCATAACGTTATCTTCGATATCGTCGGCCAGAGAAGTATGGCCGGCATCGATACCGTCTAAAAGAGACTTAAGCTGAACAAGAGCATCCTTGGTATTAGAAGCATTCAATTCGTTATTACGCCCAAAAAGACGCTCATTACTACCTGGCTTTTTATAATCCCTAGAATCGATAGGGCGCTTAGTCTGACTGCGCAGAAGGGTCATTGCTGTATCGCTCCTTTAAATCTTTGAATTAAATCGAGGGGCCGAGGGTAAGGCCGAGGAAAGGAACATCGGCCGTCGGGACCGCATGAACCTTAACACCGGTGCAGACGCAGCCGGTTCCACCGACAGTAAAGATACCGTTAGCAGCACCCTTAATAGGAGTAGAAGGAGCAACACTATTCCAGTTAACGTTCTTAGCAAACTGGTCGGTGTAAACAATACCTTCAGTAATAACGCCAACCTGACCGAAAACTAGAGGAGCATTATTACCGGGGTAGTAATCACCACCGCCTTCGTAAAGGAAGCGACGATCCTGCTCGGTCGGAGAATACGAGTAAATAACGAAAAGAGTAGCACCGGCATTCTGATCATCAACCGTAATGGTACGGTTATCAGCAGCCAAATCGTAATCAGAAGCGCCGGTCGGAGCGGCATCATTAGCAGTAGGAGTCATAGCAGTGCCGGTGTAATCGGCACCCTTATAAACAGTAATATCACCGGCAACCGGCTTAGAAAGAAGAGCCGTAGCAACACCGCCATTAGCAGAACCAACGGTAACAGTCTCAATCTTTGTAGTAGTAGGACCTACGCCCTTATAAATACCATAAGAAACGCCTAGAAAGAATGTATCATCAGTACCGTTAGAAGGACGGCCCTTCTTGAAACCACCTTCCATTACCTGCTGAACACACTGCCCATTAGTAACGAACGGAGCAGATTTAAGGGCATCGATATTGTAGAATCGATCCCAACGGCTGTAAGTGCGACTAAGCATCCGTTTTTCTCCTTGCGGACTTTATAAAACCTGTAGGTCTATTTAAATTAACCAGACGCTCTATTTAAAAGCGTCTGTATTTAAACAACCTATTATATCTAATAAGATTTAGCTACGGTGACGAAGACCTGAGAACATTCTGAAAACCTTAGTATCAGTGTCGTCTATATCGGAGGCAGCTAATTCAACTTCTTCCTGGACTTCCTCAATCTTAGGCTCCGGAGCCTTGGGGAACGGAGCAATTTTTGGCTGCTTAATAGAATTAGTATTATCCTCAATTTTAGTGTACTTTGCTTCGTCTACAGTTTTAGCAAGAGTATCCAAAGTATCATCAGACTTATCCATAAGCTCGGAAGCCTTTTCAGCGATATTCGCCAAATACTCTTCGCCGTGCTCTTCAAAAGCCTTTAAAACCATACGCTCGGGATTACGAACGCGGGCATTTGACAGAGAAGCAACCAGAGACATAAATACAGGGTTATTCTCCTTAAACACTTGCTTATTAATACCGACAGCAGCAATACCGACACAACGCTCGTAACGGTTACGAACATCCTGAGCAGTCATAGTATTCTTAGACTTATACTCATTAATAGAAGCTTCAAGATTCTGCTTAACAGCCTCGTCCACTGGAACGTCAGTGGTCAGAGCGGTAAAGCCGAAGTCATTAAGCGTATCTTCCGAGACGCCATCAGCAATAGCGGCGTTCCAAGCGGTAGCAAACTTATCGTTATCAAAAACAGCCTTAACGTTATCTGAAGCGTTATCCTTAGAAGCAGAAGCGATAGGCATATTGTTAAAGAACAGGAACCACTTGGACTTATCTGGCGAAGCGGAAATAGCTAAATCGCCTTCCTTGCCAGCAACCATATTAACTAGATTGGCGCTAAGCGTGCTTCCAGAACTATCAGAGGTTGATGCACTATCATCATTAGAAGCATCGTCACTAGAATCAGAGGTATCAGTATCAGAAGTATCAGTATCCGTGCTATCTGCACTTGTATCGGAGGTGTCGCCGCCTTCATCACTATCATTATCGAATAAAGTGCTATCAGTATCGTCAGTGTTATCGGTATCGCTATCAACAGTATCCGACATATCATCCCCGCTAGCATCGTCTTCTGAAGTATCGTCTTCTGCGTCGGAATCCTCATCGTCTTCGTCCGCAGCTTTTAACTGAATATTAGCTGTGCAAGTCGGGCAATAGAAAGCGTCATCATCAAAGGAGGCAGTAACATCCTTTTGGATAGCGATAGTCGTACCGCAATCCTTACAATCAGCAATTTCCTCGAAATCGTTCTTAAGATTATCTCCGGAAACAGCTAAATTCTCTTCCGTAACAGCCTTCATATCAGAAGCGCAGCAAACGCAAAAAGGATTAACCGAATTAGAACCTAGGACCTGACTGTTGCAGGAATCGCAAGCGAGAAGCGAAAGATTTGTATTCTTAGGCAAACCACCCTTCTTACTCTTAAAGTAAGAAGCAATTACCGGAACGATATCTTCTTCACTCGCAGTAATGCTATAGCGACGCTTTTTCATGGTATCTCCTAAAAGCCTATATAAAATAAATTAGAATAATGCGTTGTTTTTAGCAGCGTATTTAGATTTGGACAAAAGAAAGGCCCGTTAGCTTATTAAAGCTAACGGGCCTTGTTTAGTTAGAAGGATTAACCTTCAATCTTACGGATCGTATCGCCTTTGTCGTCAGTTAAAAAGACAATTGTATCGAAGATTAGGCGATATTTTCTTTCAGTTAAACGATCTGTCCACTCAATCGCATTATAATGGTAGTAGTTTTTTATTTCTATGTTATTCATTTGCCTTGTTTCATCAAGTCGTTTTTCTGTAGCTTCAATGTCTTTAACCATTAATACAATATCATGAAATTCTCTATTTGTTTCCGCGTACTTATTTCTAAGACGCATTGCTTTGGCTTTATCTTTTAAACTGTCATATTGCCAAGTAAGCTCTTTGAATTCTTCTAGGTTTACCGTTTGTTTTTCGCCATATTTAACTTCGGAACAGTTATCGTATAATATAAACCCATCATGCACTAATTGATTAGCGCGGCGTTCATCGCTAACATCGTTCGTGCGGACGCGGACCTTGATTTGCATTGTGTGTTCCTTTGCGTAGCGTAGGGTTAAAAGACGGGAGGCTCGTACCCCTCCCGTCTTTATTAAATTAGTATATCTTAAAGCGGCTTTGCTACTAGCTTAGATAAATCAGTTTGAAGTTTTCCACCAGGAGTAATAGATGTGGCATCCTGAATAGAAGTTGGGGTAGTAGTCGTGGGCGAAGTAGGCTCACGCTTATTAGGATCGTAAATACCACCCTCGCAATAATCCTTTAGCGAACGGACAATAGCACCAAATACATAGTCTTTAGCCTTTTGCTCTCGAGGTAGCTTATCATAAGGAAGGAAACAAGGATGCTCCTTCTTTACCGGATCCTTAATAGGACCGTAGGACCAACCT